ACCTTATTAGCTTTAAGCTTGTTACCACTGGAATCTTCAGCAGAATCACCAATATCATAAAACATCTGGTCTGCCACTGTGGTCATCTTAGCCTGTACCGGCTTAGTGCTATACATCCCAACTTCAACCAGACCATCATTTAAAAGATTAATAAGATAAGACTCAGGGGCATCAGGAAAAACCTGACGAACCCTGCTTAAAAGCTGTTTTACTGATATTTTATGAACTGCCACTATTAACCACCATCATCAAGAAGAGCGTAAACCTGTGCTTGTATGACACCAGCACCACTAGAGCTATTGTCAGAATTTCTGCTGATAGCTCTAATCATATCAACATCTGTTCCGTCACCCATTCTAGCAAAAAAACACTCGTTAGGTTTTAACATTACATCACCAGCCGCACTGCCGCTGGCGGCTGTATCTCCAAGATTAATCACTAATAAATCTGTAGATGCGGTACTTCCATCGGAAGTTCCACTATGCTTCACAAAAAAGAACACCACTTCATCTGTGCCGCTTGCTATGGCACCTTGACCCTCACCTGTTCCACCGCCTAGAAAATCAGCAGTTGATTTTATTAACTCCTCTGATGTGGTACCTATTAAGGTTAATGAGAATATCCATTTATTATTATCTTGGCTACTCATTTCATTTAAATCAACAACAGTAGTACCACCTAATGAAGTTTTTAGTTCATCTGGTAAAACAGAAGCTGAAATATTTACCATAGCCCTATCAGCCGCCATATTTAACTCCCACCATTATGACAGTGCCTGCAACCCTTTATCATAATCAGCTTGTAACTTAGCCTGCTGTTTTTCATACCAGCTATATTGAGCAGTATGAACCTGTAATCTTGATTGAACTTCATTACCATAGCCTTGAGCACTCTGTACCAATTTACCTATCTGAGCTTGATACGATTGAAGTTCATTTGAATATTTCTGAATCTTACCACTATTATCCGAAACTAACTTTTCCATATTTTTATTGCCATTAGCAATAGCTACCTGCAAATCAGAATTGTGCTTTGCCATCTCAGCTTGAATATTGGCTTGATACTTGGCATTTTCCTTATTGAACTCATTTAGTTCATTTTGTATATCTACCTGATATGCATTAATAAATGTTGATATCTTTTGAAGATGGGCACTAGCTAATTCCACATCTTCATTATCTTCTATTAACTGCCCAGCAATACTAAACCAATGCTCTGCATCAATATCAGAAGCGGCATCACCTATGGTTCCAGCTTCCATTTCTGTTAAATAAAAACTCGAAGCTCCAGTAAATACAGGTTTTGTATAAGTGGGGACATTGCCATCTATAGCCGCCTTGCTTGGAGCAGTAACATCCGTATAGCTTATAGTATTTATAGCAGGAGCCACTGGGACATGGACATCAGTAACAATTTTATCAAGCTCTGTATTTATTGCTGTTAACGCTACTGAAATAGCATCAGAATTATTCAATGATACAGTCTTATTCCCTAAAACATTCTGCAATGATTTAACGGCACCATAAAGAACAACAAGATGTTCAGCCTCATTTGGAAAAGCTGTAATGGCACTGGCACCATAAGCTACCGATGGATATGCAACCGCAGAATAGGAGCAAGAGCCACCCGAAGGAAGAACATCTAATGAATTATTATCTATATAATAAACCGGATCAGTAATAGTGGCATAGGCCATATCTTCAGGGTCTGACACCCTTCCTTTCTGCCTAGGCTGTATCTTCCTGCACGGCTGATTAATATCACCATCATTTCTAAATACATTCAATATTTTTCCAGTAACTAACGTATCAGCACTGCCAGATGTAAATGTATTAGACGAAGCACACAATGGTAAAAGATTTGGAGGTAAACTATTAATAACCTCTTTAGCACCATCTGTAAGAAACTGAGTTAATTCATCTTGAGTAGGAGCACTGCTTCCATCTATTGTCAGGCTTGTTAATCCTTCTACCTGTACTTCAAATGTTGCCATCAGGCACTCGCTATGAATACTTCAATATTAACAGCACTACCATTAGGCTTACAAGATACTTTACCAAGGTCTGTCATTGTACCGAAACTTGGTGATGTATCCTCCTCGGCTAATAGTAAATCATCAGCACTACCAAGAATGTGGCTCTGACCAGCGGCTAGAGTTACTTGATAATTTGTAGCGGCTCCAGTTAATCCTATCTCTACAGCATTAGAACTATCAAGATTTGTAATTCTAATATATTTTGAATCTTCTACATCTACAGCACCATTCGCACCATAAACATTGGAATTAAATACAACAACTGTAGTTGTCTGACTTGCCGGACAGGTTACTATCCTTTTATAAATCTCATCAATACTTGAAATCTCCAAAACTCTTTTAGAACCATAATCTTGATTATCAAGTACAATATCTTCCTGTATCTTAACTTTTAAAGTACCAGCCATTATTTCTTCCTAGTTTCTTTTTACTTTAGGCATAACCAGCCTTTTTATTTCTTTGTTTTATGTCTTCTTCAACAGTTGTTGCTGAAAACTCAATATCAGTTCTCTTGCCAATCTCACTCATCATGTAAAGGTTGGTTGTAAACTTCGACTTAGAAGTCTTGTTACCGCAGTTCTTGCAGTAAAACCAACCATTAGGATTAGGCGTTTCGCAATGCATACAACTTTTCATAATTCTTTGGATTTCGGGGCAAGTCCTTTATACGACCTGCCCCACAGTTCCCACTGTTATCTTTATTTATTTAAGATTAGACAAGAGTGTATTCAACTACACAACTCCATCTACCAGCAGTGAAATTAGTTGCATGGTTAATGGCTGTATTTGTACACATATACAAATACTTAGTTGCCACGGGAAGAATAATATGTGGTGCCGCCCAATCACAAGCATTAGCTGAGTTAAAATTAACTTTATCAGCTTCAGTTGCAGATGTAGCTGTATCATAACCCTCGGGGGATAGATTAGTAGCTCCAGCTCCAAATAATTCTACCGAACCAGTTACAGCACCATTTACAGCTTCACTAGCTGAAGTGCCGGCATCAACTCTTCCGGTCATAGTAGTACCAGTGGCAGTTTTACAAACAAACAATACCTTAGTTACTACTATTTTGATAGCATCATTATAGTCATTTGGAGTAGTTGTATCAAAATACCCCATATATTGTATAATGTCACCATCAGCGTATGCGGTTGTAGCACTATCGAGTCTGCTTTCTTTGCAATCACCAGCAAAAGAAAACACCTTTTTAATTCCACCTACCTCACTAAACCCATCAGTTGAAACATCTGATGAGCTATTTGCGTTTAGATAATCACTTCTCATTTTACACACCCTCCAAGTTAATCAAAGCATGAGTTTCAGGAAGAGAAACTTCAAGACCTGCTTCTGTTAGAATCATGTCTTTTCTCAAATCCTCATCAGCCGCTTGGACATTGGTTTCAATGGAAGTATCACGATTAACACCGTTACCAACAAGTGGTCGATATGAAACGTGATCAAGATCAACAAAACACATGTGACCTGAAGCATTGTTCCTGAACAACGGTTCTTTAACAATACTGCAATCACCGTGAACAGTTTCAATCTTCATAATCTTATGCCCGAATGCACCCTGACTTGCAGAAAAATTATATGCAGTCTCAGTTGCAACCATGCTATTTTCCATAAACCCACTTAATTTATTAAAGTGAGATACGACTGGAAGAGAAGCTAAAACGAGCTTGTTTGAAGAACCTCCACGAGCAGGGTCATACATTGTCTCAAAGGCAGTAAGTAAACCATCATAAGTCAGTTCACTTGCGGCATATGAAGCCAAGTAAGGAACACCTTCTGAGTAAGAACCAATAGTCCCATCAGTTGTCGCAGTACCATTGACAAGAACATTGCCTACAATACCTTCAGTGTATTGAATCCCGCCTGTTGAGCCTCTCATGCCAAAAAGCATAGACCTTTCGATATCAACTTTATGTTCACGAAGCTTCAGGTTCCAAAGACGTTGCCATTCATCAGCATAGCCACGATAAACTGTAGCACGTGCTGTGTTTGACATTTCACAAGCTGTCTTAAAGATTTGGGTATAACCATAATCATTATCCAGCTCTTGTGACCATACATCTGGGGCTCCTGAACCTTGCTCATACGATGTTCCAATAACAACACAATCACCATTATCATCAAGTGTTGTAGTACCACTGCCAGCACTATTGGCAATCGTTTTTACAACAATAGTCGTATCGGAACTGTTTTGAGTCACTGATTCTATTCTAGCTGTAGCCTGTGTGATAGCCTCAGTATCAGCACCACCACTCAAATTGACGTTCTGTGCAAATTGAACTACCATACCCTTAATGAGCCAGCCCACAGCGGCACCAGCACTAGTGTCAACAAGTAGCGATGTATTGCTCTCTGCCGCCGCTAATGTATCGGCACCTTTGATTTTAAAGCTTCTATCAGTAATAGAAACCTTCGTCCTGTCTTCTAAAAACCGGAATTGTGAATCCGTCGTTGGAACTTTTCCAACTTTGGACAAGTAAACGAAAAATGGAGACTCTTCTGGGGCTAAATCAGCAACCCTATCACTAAAATCATATAATCTACGTGATGGAACCGTACTGTCAATAACCGCACCCGGAGTACCAAATTTGACCTGTCCACTATTATAAGTAGCCATTCTTTTTTCTCCTAGTTATTATTTTAATACATTTGCTCTACTTCCTGCATTAACTATTGAGTTCCACATTTCATCAGCTTCATTTTGTTTTTGTGCTGGTTGACCTTGCAGAACTCCAGCAGTACGTGGAGCCTGTTTTGCGGCATTCACCGCATCTAGTGTGTCATTGTTAGCAACTGATTGACCATCCTGCATTTGCCAAAGTTTCACCAGATTATTTAAACCTACCTGTTCCTTTGGCTGTGTGGTAAACTGGAGAAAACCATGAATATCATTGTCTGACATCTTATACTTTCCACGCAATTCGTTCACAGTATTATTCAACTGCATTTCAGTCTTCATCTGTTGCTGTTGTTCCGCCATTACAGAACCTAATCTTTGATTCACTAACGTTTCTATTTTATTGTTTACGTATTTTCCTGAATCAGAGCTTTCGTCTGTAAAAGCATCCCACGGATTAAAATCATCTTTATTGACTTCAGGCTCACTTTTATGTTGGGATTGTGGATTAGCTATACCATCTTCAAGAACCTGTACAAGATCAGGTCTCTGCTCTAATAGATTGAGTATTTGAGCACCTTGTTGCAATTTAGCATTCTCGGATTGTGACCGATCATACATAGATTGAAACTTCTTGGCCTCTGCTTCGTGATCTATTAAAGTAGCTGACTCATCTACTTGTTCCTGAACAGCAACTGGCTCATTAAAACCAGCTTGCTCGTTTCTGATATCTTCCACGCTACCATCACTCATTTCTGGCTGATCGTTTAAGACGTTTACATCCTGTTGTTCTAGTGTAGACATAGTTTCTCCTTTTGATGTCTCTAGGCTTCCGGAGTTGAACTGACTTTTCTCTGAACATCTTTCAGATTACCAGCCAATTTCTCCACCTCAAGCTTCACCTCGTTCTCTAGTTTTCCACGTTGCACCCTCCTATCTGCCTTAGATTCTGAGGACACCTCAGATAGACGAGATTTAAACTTCTCAACCTCGACTCTTTTTCTATCACTGACAGATTCTCTTTGGGCTGTCTGCAAGTCACCCTGCAAATTCTTTATTTGTCCTTCCATTGCCTGAATCTGTTGTTGCATTGCCTGCTTCTCTTCTGTCCTACGCATAATGCCTTCTTTATCAAACAATTCAGGATTCTTTTTCAATACTTCGTACCGGTCAACTATTCCCATTTGGAAAGCCTCTAAGTAAACTGCAAGCTCTGCATATTTACTGGACGGCATCGTTGAACCCGGCTCAATTCTTATGTCATGCTGATCTAATGCATGTTTTTCCTTCTTTAAATCTAACACAGCACCAGAAACATCGGTATAGAAATTAGCCATAACTTCTGTTATATTGTTATTTGGCTGTGCTAATCTGAAAATCTTTTTATAAGTATAGTGTCCTTTGGACAAATTATATAAAACCTTACCCAATTTATTAATACTAAACTCTATGTCTCGAAGTTTGGACTTTGGCCTTTCGCTACCCAATGCAATCATCCTTTCTGTAGCCCTCATTGTCTCAGGAGCTTTCTCAGCAAAGCCATGCATCATTTCCGGCAGACCAAAGATAAAGTCAATATAAAACTCTGACTGCTGTATCAGCTTATAAAACTCACCCGCAAGAGGCTGAGGGGCTGGGTAGTGCGGCTCGCCTTGGGATGAGTCCACTTCAATCACCGCATTAGGATTAGCCCAATCCATCTCTAGCTGGTCTATATCTTCCACACTACCCAAAGGTACTAAAAGCTTTAATCCGGCAGATGCCTGAGCATGTGACAACGCCAGAGACCAGAGCTTATTTAACAATCTTTGCATGGGCCGTGTCCTAGATACATCAGACTTGGGGTATGGAGTGCCAGTCCAGATATTTGGAAGGGGAACTATTGGATACTCATCTGTATTTAATACCTGCTCATAGAGCACGATCTCACCCATTGAAGCACAAACCTTTACACGGGTCTGTAAGACTTCAACACTTGTAAAAGCACCTATTTCAAATGCCTCAGCATTTTCCTGTGCAAACATAAGATATTCTTCTTGAGACAGGATTGTTTCTTCCTGACTCTTCATATCAATTACTCTATAGTAGGGAACCTTTATTTTATAGAATCTTTCAAGTATCTGATACTTTTTAGATGCGAAATAATCCTTATCCCTAACCTCGGCAGGAGTAAAAACCTTCATTGAATTTTTATTCTGAGATGATGGATAATCTTCTTCGCCATAAGCAAATTCAGATAATTCATGTATCAACCCCTCAACTTCCTCGCCAGTGACGGGATCAGTCTGATCGCCTAATTCCGGATAGAGGTTGACGGCCTGTTCACCAGTAAGGATGGTGGAAAGGATAATACCATCCGAATCGCTAAACCAACGATCACGAGAGCTGGGAGAAGCATACACTCTAAACGGATCGACATAGGTAAACCTAACGTCACCTCTACCGAAATCAGATTCAGAATCAATATAAGCATATAAATAACCCATACCAGTAGTAGCATAATCCTGTATAGCCTGCTTCATCTGCCAGTCACCATCTGATATTTGCCATACATAACCCATAACAGTTCTCCATAAAGATGCTACCTGAACATCTGAATCTTCTCTGGGAGTTATTGTAAATGCGGGAGGTCGGGATGTTAATACTGCTTTAAACTTTTCTATTGCGGAAGACACACGATCCATAGGGATGTCTGCCTGATTCCTAGATGACAACTCATCAGACTCACTCTCTGTAAAGTGGTTGCCAAGGTAGAAATCAATATCGTTACGAGCTTCTGTATCCCAGTCTGCCCTAGCATCACGCCAGTCACGGTACAGCTCTTCGTTATATTTAGCTCGTGAGTCTTTTTCCATATTAGATAGAGAAGTTTCCAATCATCATATTTCGTATTTGACTAGACTCATCCGGGGTTGGTATCATTCTTGGATCACGCCTAGGCGGGTTTTGATATTCAATCGGTTCAGCGTTTTCAAGCAAGCCCTTCAGCTTTAAAAGCTCTAATGTTTTCCTAGCCTTGTTAACAGTATCAGCTTCAATGCTCTCCTGCAACATCATTACCTGCTCCTGCACTGTACCCAATGCACTGCCCTGATACATTTGAGGATTAGCCTGTCGTTCATCTATCTGTAAATTATTCTGTGGTTGAGGCTGTGGTTGAGGCTGTGGCTGAGGCTGGGCTGGAGCTCCCTGTACTGGGCCACCAGCTTGATAGCCACTCAGAATTTCCCGGTCAAGATCGTGGCGGAGTTTTGCTCTGGCTGTGGCATCTTCTTGGCTGAACACCATTTCTGGATGATAAAAACCCGCTATAGGCTCTTGCCAAACCTTTCTGCTACCACCGGAGTCACTATCAATAGGAACCCTTTCATAAGGGAGTGGTACTTCTTCGGGGTCTACACCTTGTTCAGTTAATGGTTGCGGAACAATACCGTATTCTAATAGATTCAGTGCCATTGCTCTATTTCTGTCAACTTGAGGGGTTGGTGCTCTGTTAGCCCATGTCCTTCGTGGATATTGTCTATAAATTTCCTCTAATTCTGCTGAACGATGGCCTTCTGAAGGATGAATCATATCTTGAGGTACCATTTCTTCATAAGCCTTTTGCCTGCTTCCAGAACCGGACAATCTCCCAAGTAGTGCAGATAGGATTCCTTTTTTATCTTCTACTACATCACCATCTTGGTAGCCCTCAGGTGCCAATCCAGCATCAGAATACCGTGCAAATTGATGACCTTCTGGATAGGCTTCCTCATATTGACCTCTTAATCCAGATAGTAATTGCGTCAGTTCATCATATCTTTTTTCGCCTGCCCCAGTGTCTTTAAATGCTCTTTTAAGGGAAGCACCATGAGCCCCGGCGGTTGCTGGAGATGGTCTATCCACATCATACAGCCCCGATTTCTCCATTAGGTCATACTCAGCATCTTGCAATCGCATATGGGCATCCCATCTTGATAAGCCGCTACTAAATAATTGTCCCTCTTCCTGATCTCTTTTCCTAGCTATTACAGCTTCCATATCAATTTCAGGGGCCTGCCATTCTTCTTCGGCATCACCACTGGAAAATAGACCTCTTAGCCTATCAACAAATCCACCATTGGCGTAATTAACAGGGGTAATCTCACCGCCGCCATACATGGGCTTAAGGTTCTTAAGGGTATTCATTACCATTAACTGGTCTATAGCTGAATGACCGCCTTCTTTTGGTTTGTTATTCATGTATCTCAATGTGTCCACTCCTATTGCCTTTACCCCATCTGGTGGAATATATGTCTCACCATTTGTTAATATGGTGTTTTGACTATTTGCCATATCACCACTATCTGCACTAAACATACTTGCCACCTGTTTCATCCAAGGGTATGTCTTACTGGCACCATCACTTAAAATAAAAGAGCCTATAGGTATTGTTGCTTCCCTAGTATCGGTGGTTGGGCCCCTCATTCCCTAATCTCAAAGTGGGGGAAGTCGTCAAACTTATTGTCCTCTACCTCCCACCTGCCATTCTCCTCATACATATCCCAATTTCCACCCCATCTTATATTATGACCCATGCCCCTGCCAATGCCAATAACAAAGCCGGCGAACAATGTCTGCCGTTCCCGGTCTTCCCAATCCACAGGATAAGGGGTAACGTCAACGGCTTTAGAAGGGTTAGAATTATGCCTCCCATTAGGATACTTAACTTTAGTACGTTTTTCATCATATAATTTGTTTTGCCTCTCCTTGCTTCTGTGACCCTCTAAAATAGAGCAGTCCACATGCTTAATAACTTCACTGAACACATCCTGCAACCTCTGGTCGCAAGTTGATAACCTTTCTTTTGATCTTTTTGAGTACCTTGGCATGTATATATTTAGCTATCTTATGTTACCAACAAAACAGATAACAGTGCAATAGTTTTAGGCCCTCGCTCCTGTCATCCAGCTATATGCTTTCTTCTGGAATCTTTTTACCGATGTGTCTTGAGCTTTATCCAGTGATTCTTTTGACATCCTTGTGCTCTTAGGTGCTCTGGCAAAGTAGTCTGCATAGTACAACGCATCCATAACATCATCGTTTCTGGGTTTAGGATGCTCAAATAGCTCATCCACAAGCTCTGTCATCTCTTTTTGAATATAAAGCTTCTTAGAATTGACAATAGGGCCGAGACTGGTTTCCAGCCTATCCTGCTTTTTGATTCTAGCCGGAGGTTTAACTCCCTTAAAAATACCCGGAAGAAGTCTCTTTTCCTTTGCGGAAAGTCGTGTGACCATATCCCGAACCATCTCCTGTGCCGCAACTGTTTCAATCGTGACCCTGCGTACAGGCATATATTGGTTCGCAAGACGTATAATTTCCTTGGGAACATCGAATGTAGGTATTCGCTCACGGAAATACTCCAAGACATAACGATTATTACTGGAGTCAATCCCCATAACAAGAATGACTTGGTAGTCAGAAGTCTCAGAAGCTGTCGCCGCAAGGTCAACACCCATGTAGATATTGATCGGGATAGCATCATCACCGTCTATAAGATAGTTAAAATTACTATTACATTCAACTCTTCCGCTATAATACTGGATTCTGTCTATTTTGAAGGAAGCATTAGTAACATCACGAGCATCATTCATATACTCCTGAGCAAACTTATTAACCAGACCCGCTTCAATAAACTCCCGTTTCTTACCAGCAAGCTTAGTCAGGGAGAACTGTTCAGGCCAGATAGACTCATTATCTTCAATAGCACGCTTAAAAATCACTCCCCAAGGATATTCCCGTCCATCTTTTACTGATTTGTTATATCCGTCTGCTACGGTTTGCAGGAAACTGTCAAAATGAACAATAGTACCGGCAAGCCATATCCAGCCTTCCCTGCCGGGTGTTTCCTCTAAGGCAGGGTATACAGTGGATACAATCCATTTTTTAATGTCAGCACGCCTTTCAGGGGTCTTAGTGTTCAATTCAGATTCAAAGTCATCAAGTACAATACCCGTATATCGGACATCTACCTCTGCACGGCCCCTTAATCTCTGGGATGTGCCCTTAGCGATCACTCGATCACCCTTGGGGGTGACGATATCTTTCTCTGTCCAGCGTTTTCCTACACTACCACCATCAAGATTACCGAAGTAATACCTTAATCTTTTATTAATTTCAAAGTGATTTCTTAAATATTTTAAGTGATCAATGGATTGGCTTTGTTCTTCTGAAACCCAAGCAATGAAATGCTGTTCATTATCAGCGGCAAAGCACAGTTTATGCATAATAGCCGCTTTAGACAGGATAGATTTGCCAAAACCCCTAGGCATAATGATACAGGTTCTGCTTCCCGGCTTACTGGTCATAAGCCTTTCAGCAACATCGAAGTGAAAAGAAGGAGATGCTGACTTATTTGAAAAATCGTTAGGAAGAAAAGCCCTGCCAAAGTAAATAAGACTGGTATAGGCCTTGGCTAATACCTCATCTCTCTCTGCCATCTCCGATGGGGGTGGGGTAATGTTAAAAGGGGCAGGTTCTTTAGACATTTAGAGCATAGAATAAAGATTTTTTACAATACCACCTTCTTTATATCCAGTTAAATCTTTTGGTGTTTTTGGTGATGTGATTAAACCCTTGATATTTTTATACGGGTCTTCCCTACTCAAATGCTTTTGTACATTTTTTGCAAGTGGGGCTACAAATTCTTCCCAATCTTCTTTTTCCCATAGGCGTTCTAACTTCTGTGCTTTTCTTTTATCCGGCTCTACAGTCCTAAACATCCTAGAAATGGCCCTTTGTAAATAATGAGACTTTTCTGGTACATCCATTGCTATGGCTCTATCATAATCAATAAGTTCTCTTATTTGTGCATGGGCTTTTTTCCCATACTTTGAAAGGGCCCCATCTAATAAACTTCTAGTGCCTCCCGGCAAGCCAATATTTGCAACAAAGGGATCAACACCCCCAATGTATTCTGGGGTTTTATCTGCATACATAACACCAGTTTGAGCAAATTTATCCAGTTCAGCCTGTAAAATAAGATTGTCTATGTTATTATGGACACCAGTGGATACAGGTTGTGATGTAGTCATCTGCAATAGATTATTAGCCATATATCAGTCCTCTCTGCCTTTGAAATAATCTCTTTCAAACTCTTGCCTCAACATATCAAACATTAAAACATCCGAAGACCTAGCGGGTTTGTCATATTTAGTGTCCCACCATTCCACATCTGACTTATTAACGCTGGGGTCTTTACCCCTTACAAATCTGTTTGGGTGTAAATCATGCTTAAATTCAGAACTCCAATGACCTCCACTCTCTGGTATTGAATGACCCGACTCAAATGCCGCCCTATAATCATAATAATGCAATGGATCATCTGGATCAGGGGCATAATCATGCGTTTTTACAGCCGTATCCCACCATTCTTTAAATTTTTCATTAGCCATCTGTAAGTTCTTTTTGCTTCTCAGGCAGTATACCCTGTTCAAAAGCCTCTAACTTCTCCCTGCTGAAGCCGGTAAACTCCTGTATTAACGCTACGGAATCTACTTTCTTATCCATATTCAATAAACCAGCTATCTTCATTAAAGTCTCAATAGCTCTCAGCTTATCATTGTCCTTTACCTCGTCCTTATCAATCACACCCTTAGTGGTTTCCAGCAGATAACGCTTAGTAATACCCACTTCTGACATTAAATTTTCTATTTCCTTGTCCACTGCCTGCCTCACTGTTTTATTTTTAAGTAGCAATGCTGACCTCGTTTCAGCATAATCCCTGCTAGTTGTCTTTGGAAAAGACATCATGTATGCCTCTACAGGCTCCATACCGTGTGCTATGTACTTTACGAAGTTTTTCTTGGCATCTGTAAGGTAAGTGTCACGCAATGCGTAATAATGGCTCTTTTTACTGAACCTGTGCATCTCATCCTTAACAGTACCAGCAAAACTGCCAGTAGTGTTTAAATTGAACATTCCAATAATAGTCCTGATAAACTTCGTGTTGCCACGCCTTTTCTCCGCATAAGAGCCTTTTTTGAGTATTTGGACTATCTTATCATCATGGGATAAACACCACTGACCCTCCTTAGCCTTCTTCCAGTCCTTGATAAGCTTTGTGCGGGGATGAGCCTTGCGAAACTCAGACTCGCTCTCATAAGCATAGTGCTTTACCCCCTTAATGGTGCGGAATAAGGCCAAATTAATTGGGCTCCTCAGCATCAAATAAATCAATATCCAGTATCTCTAACTCCGGCATGTGCTTCATCCGGTATAATAATTCAGATAACAAACCGATCTGCCTTGAATTGGGGTCTATAAGGTCAATAATGCTTAATTCACCGGATATCTCACGGCAACGCTCTAGGTTCTGATGGATGTTGCCAACATCAAACTCCCCAAAAAGGGCTTTGTGGTACAATGTTCGGTACTGATCCATGATTTAATTTAATAAAAACTTGACTACTATGTTTTATATAATATATATTTTATCTCTCTTGTTTAGTTCGGATGGTTTTTTTCTAATAGTACTATAGTATAAGTAGTATAGTAGTATAAATAGTAAAGTAGTATAAATAGTATAGTAGTATATATAATATATATATAATATATAAGTAGTAAAAGTAGTAAGTATAGTATCCCGAGTAGTAAAAGTAGTACCCGCCCGGTAAAACTTCCAAAAAATTCTAAAAAATTATATAATTATGGGTGTCTCTCTTAGACATCACACTACACTCCCCCCAAACCCTTTTCACGTTGAAATAATTAGGTTGAA